CTTGAGTGTCAATTTCATCTTGAGCTTCTTGAGCTAATTCAGATTTAGCCTGCTCTTCAGTTAAGAATGAATTATCTTTACCACGCTTAGGGTAACTAGGCTCCATATCCTGCTGATCTCTAATATCAATTTCATTTCTATCAACTACAAATTCTTGATAGTCTGTATCAATAGTCTCACCAGAGTCTAACTTGGCTTGCATATCTTTTTGGTTAGTGTAGTTTTTAGGCTTAACATCTGGATTTTTATTAAAATAATCATCCCAACGTTCTGGAGAAAATGAAGTTCCACCACCATCTACAATAGGGCCGATGTTATATAAGTTGCCATCAGCAACTGCTTGATTAAATCTATCTAAATTTAGTTGATCTAATTGCTCTTTTGTCAACATTGAACCGTCTGCGCCTCTTGCCATTATTACTCTCCTATTGAATTTTTTGTTCTATTTTTTCTGCTTCAGTACCAACGCTTGCTTTAGTTGCTGAGTACATATAAATTGGCAATATTTCTTTCATAATGCCGGTTAATTCTTTTATGTTTACTGGATGATCAATATTAAAGTCCATTTTGGCAACGGCAGCATTAACCTTTTTCATACCATCTCTATCGACAAGAAGTTCAAAAACACCTCTGTCCATTGCTTTTTCTGTTTTATAGTCTAGCATTTTAGAGCTTATTCTAGTCATTTTCATAACGATATTAGAAATTCTATCTCTAACCTGTGATGATACATACTTAAAAGATAATCCACCAAATCTTTTTCCAACAAAATCAAGTTCAGCTTTATTGACTACAGCACTTAGCTTGCTAACATCCATTTTAGACATTGCATCAATAACTTTTGCAAAATCTTGCATATCTTTAGAATATCCATCACCCATAATATCATTAATAACTTTAGAGTTCTTAGGATTCATTAAATAATTGTAAGCACCCTCTGGTCTATCTTTTAAAATCTCTACAAACTCACGTCTAGTTCTATCAAGGACAGCCTTTCTTGTTGAGGAGTCTAACATCTTTAAATCTTTTTTAAACTTTGCTAAAAATGTTCTATTGCCTAACATATTCTTCATTAAAGACTCATAGTCAGGAGCATACTCAGTTGTCGTAAGGAAATGATCGGATACTTTTCTTTGAGCTACTTTTAACGCATCATCAAGAGTAGCAGATCGCATACTAAGATAATCAGAATTAAGTTCAAGCTGTTTGAGTTCATCAGCCATTCCAGGAATAGCATCAATAACTTCTTTATTTTTGGCTAACTCCTTTTTTAATTTTCTATTATCAAGCCAACCATTAACAACCACCTTTTCATGTAATTTAGAAACCATAGCGTCTTTTGCTACTACAATACCTTCTTGACCTGCAACGTTTAAATATTGATCTAAAGATTCACGGTTTTTTAAAATAATATTACTGACTTCAGATGTATATCTTTTTCTACCGATTTGAGCAATAGCTTCAGAAGAGAACGGTATTCCAACTTTTTGAAAGTAAATCGAGTCAATCTGATTCAATCTATCACTAAAACCTGGTGCAGGCTGTGGCGGAGTGTACTTGCCATTTACCATACGACCCTTAACAACAATATTGTCTCTTACAGAATTAAATTCTTTTTCAAAAAGTCTTAAATTTCTAGCTTCTGTTTTATTTAAAGGTTGTCTTTTAAGCTCGTTAATAGCTTTCTTTAAAGATTCAATCTGGTCAAATGACATAGATGGGTAAATTCTTTCAACCTCAATACCTTTTTCTGTCTTTATTTCTGGCTTTAACTTTGTGAACACCTTTTTATCAATAGATGATCTCTTACCAAACATATCTCTAATAGCATTGTCCTCAACAAACTCATAGATCTGACCTGTATATCTAGGTTCTAAATAAACTCCAGCAGCTCTAGCTTCATCTAAAAGCTCTGTATATAAAGGACTTACCTCTGCTTGTGCAAGCTTTTCTCTAGTTTTTACAAGCTTTTTAATAGCATCACCTCTTTCAAGCTCAGACATTTTAGGGTCTAATTTATCTTGTAAGTCTTCAATCCTATCATCAATACTAGATCTAGCTTTAATAAGTCTTTGCTGTCTTGATCTTAAACCTTTACTCACCTGTTGCTCAGACCATGGAAACTCAGTGTATCTTTGTCCGAAAATTTTGTCAGCATTAGACTCGATAAGATTAGCCATCCGATTAAATTCATCTTTAAATCCTTGCGTATAAGTTGAATTTGTCTTTGCAAGTTTAATAAGCTGTGAGCGTGCTGTAGGACTTTCACCAGCGGCAGCGATAAGAGGAAAATCCCCAACATCCCACTTAACTCCAATTTTGTTCAAATCTTTGAGAATTGACTCTACATCTGGCTTTTCTTCAACAATCTTACCTAAAACACCCTTAACGTATGTTGTCGCATAAGCGCTTTGAGCGTCTTCTGGGTTTGCTTTAATTTCTTTATACTTTCTGTACGCAGATCCTCCAGTTTGAGCAAGAGTTGATGTTATTGGCTTAGAAGCTGATGCTGCAATAGGAGCGAATATTAAAGATCCAGCAAGTCTCCCTGTGCCACCTTCTTCGTTATAAAGAGCTTTTTCAACTCCAGCGCCAATATCACCACCACCTTCAGCACCCATACCAAGCGACTGAAGCCCTACAGCCCTACCTAAAACATTTGCAATCTTTAAGCCTGTTTTATATAAAAGTCCATACGGATCAGAAAGCGCTTCAACACCAGCACCTACGTATCTATGAACATCATTAGGCGGTTTTTTTCCTGTTTTATCAACATCCATATTGAACAATTCTTGGTAACCATGCTGATAATTCATATAATTTTCACCAAATCTATTATACAACTCACCAAATGAATCAACTCCTCCTTTAGTAAAAGGATCTTCGATTAAAGTTTTATAAGCTGCGCCAACCATAGAAGGTGTAGCTGTTAAACCAGATTGAACACGATCGCCATAATACTCACCTAAATCGGTATATCTGTTTTGCCCTTGATTCTGTTCATTAGCTATACTTTCACCTAGATTGTTGGCCATAGCCTCAAGCTCCTCTATAGACATAGAGCTGTATTCATTAGATTTTTCTGAGTACGATACTTGCGTATTTTCTATTTCTTTGGCTAAGCTTGCCTCTATAGCCTCAAGCTCTTCTAAGGTCATATCTGCTAGAGGCTTGTCATTTAGTACGGTAGGTGTTTGGCCTAGCATTATTTACCTCCTTTTTTCTGCCTGATAGCTTTTTTAACTTGCATTAATTGCCATTCTTTTGGACTATAAAACGCACTTGTTTCTCTAGGCGGAAACCAAGAGTTTAATTCATCATCTGTAAATTGAGAATATCTTTTTTTGTACTCATTAACCTTTGAATTGTATTTTTGCTCTTCATACTTACCAAGAGTTCTAAACAATGAGCGTATTTGAGATTTAGTTTCTGGAGATAAGTCACCAGTTGCAAACTCTGTAAACCAATCTGTTATTCTTTGACCAATATCACCAATCTTAGTTGCTTGCTGTATTTCCATCATAGAAATTCTATCGTCACCAATAAGCGTACTTAAAGCTTTCTTTAATGGCGGTAAAGATGCACTCTGTCCGGCATCAAGCTCATCAACCAAAAGTAATCCAGCGGTATTAAATCCTAAACTTTCTGACAGCTTGTTAGTTTCAGCTCTAAAATCATCAACACCTTTTCCAAGGGTATTTACTCGGATTTCGTCTTCTCTCTGTTTTGTTAAATCGGTAGTTGTAGATGGTAATACGTTGACATTACCAACAGTTTCTTGTTTAACTTTATCAGGCTCCATTCCTGCTAAAGCTTGATTAACAATATCTGCCCAACCGCTTATTACTGTAGCATTCTTTTCACTAAAGTATCCTTTCGCCTGAGTAGAGCTAACAAGGTTATCTAATTGCCTATTTGTAAGTGTATAACCTTTACTTTTAGCATAATCACCAATAGCTTGTTTATGTCCGGCAACCTCGGACTGCCATTTCTTCATTTCAGTTCCGCCTGCCATGTCATCAGCTAACTTCATGATTTTTTCATAATCATCCATCTGGCCTAAGTTTTTGAAAGCATTAGCCATAGCAATCATTTCTGATCTAGTTTGAGGATTAGGAAACATAGCTTTAACTTCATTTCTAGCTTGTTGCTTAATCTGAGCAGGAGTTTGGTATCCAGCAGCTTGCATTGCAGCTCCACCAAGCATACCACCAGCCTGAGCCATTACAGCAGCAGCAACACCACCTTCTCTAATCTTTGAATAATCAAGACCAGTCTGCATATTGGATTCTTTTTCTTTAGCTAAAGCGCTATAAATATTATCTAATCCTGCCATAATATCTCCTTATGTTGTTTTTTTAGCTGGGTTAACATATCTATCTACAGCTCCTGCCATACCACCCCACATTCCAGCAGTAGCATCAGACATTTGTTTAGCAGCGCTAGATTGCATACCTGCAGCAGTACCAGCAATACCAGTTAAGTTAGCTCCAATACCCATTCCTGCTTGACTATAAGATCCAGGTAAGTTACCCATTCCTTGAGCAAGAGCAAGATCACTCGCATATCTACTTCTATAAGTATCTTGTATAGCTTGAGCTTTATCGTATGCAGCAATTTGTGCTTGAGCATCTTGTTGTGCTTGAGCATCAAGTAATGCGTTCATTTGAGCTTGACCACCACTAGAACCAAACATTCCTTGAGCTACAAGTCTATTTTCACGCTCTAGTCTTTGTTTTTCTTGTTCTGGAGCATATATAGCTTTCTGTTGTTCATAGAATTGTTTACCCATTGCAGCAGGATCAAGACCAAGTGCGTCTGCTTGCGCTCTATTAGCGGCAGCTGAAGCCATTGAAGCATCATACTGAGCTTGCATTTCAGGAGATAATGTTTGTAAAGATGTTCGTGTTTCAGGATCAAAAGTTGTAGCTCCAAATACACCACCTACATTCCAAGGCTGTGAACGTTCCCAAGCTAATTGAGCTGCTTGCTCTTGTGCGCTTTGAGATTGTCTGGCAGCTTGACTTGCCATATAACCACTACCCAAAGCAACACCAGCGTTTAATAGCGGCTCATTCCAATCACTATCCCAACTCCAGTCATCCCAAAAATTTGCCATATTACTTCTCCTTAATAATCTGATACACCGACTTCATCGGCAACACTTTGTTCATCGGCAGCAGTATATCCACCACCTGTATTATCGTTATTTCCATCAAAACTTGTAGCAAAGTCCATATCCTCTTTAGAGAACCCACCTTCATAATAATCTCCAGCTATAGTGCCTTCAGAAGTGTCTATACCTCCATAACCATCACTACCGCCAAAATAATTACTAATAGAGTTGCTAATACCACCAAACATTCCAGCAAAATCATTTACTGTTGTAGGCTCTTGAGTTATTTCAAATATATTTCCTCTGTAATTCGTTGCTACTGCTTCTCCTGGAGCTTGCATACCATATCCAGTTGATTTTTCTTCAACTTCAATAGGGCCTGTATATTCTACATCTTTATAATTTTTAACAGATTCGTCAGCTTCTTTTACAATATCTTGAATACTTTTTCCTGATCTTAATTCGTCAGCAATAAAATTCATACCTACGTTTCTTGCTTCATCAAATTCGCGCGTTCCTTCTTGAAAGCCTAAAGCTTTAGCAACATTTGTTCCTAAGCTACCAGATTGTGCGGTCCATTGGCCTGGACTAATAGCCGTACCAATTTCTTGACCAGCAATTCCACCAACATTAGATAGCGCAATAGCTTCTTGCAAAGAACCAGCTTGACTACCTAATATAGAAGATCCTAAGTAAGACCCAATATCTCCTGCTGGGTTTTTACCCATAGCATAATCAGTAAGTGAAGTTACAGGCATTCCACTAAGAAATCCACCAACTTGCATTAAATCTCTACCACTAATACCATCATCTTTCCAGTAGTCGTAATAGTTTTGAACTTCTTGTTCTCTTTTAGATAATCCTGAAACAGGAGGTGTGCTAGTTAAAGAATCATAATTACCATTAGCAACATTACTACCAATATTAATAGCAGCAGACAGTCTAGGATTAACAGCTTGTTGACTATCAAGCCAACGTCTATAATACTGATTCTGTCTAAACATACCATCTTGATCTAGCAATCTGTTACTAGAAGCGTTAGACATTAAATTTTCCCAAGCAGTTGCCATTTTAAGCTGTTCTCTTCCACATATAAGTTACTATGTAAGGAGGTAGGTTATTATGAGCGTCACCACTACCTGCATTTTCAGTAGCCTCTCCGTTACTACCTGAATAACTATGACCATCATTAAATGTATCTACTGAAATGTGTGTTCTAGGTCCAGAAGAAGCACCACCTAACATTAGGTCGTGATGATGAGACGGCATTTCATCTTCAGTTAATGTATGCGTCTTAGAACCACCAGTTTCCTCTGCAGTGTCAAAATCAGTGTCTCCTGAGTCAAAACCTACTAACATCTTACCTGCTGCAAAAGCAATCCAAGTAGTTCCTCCTATAGCAGCTACAACAGCGGCTGAATCAGCATAGTTAGTAACTGTTATAAATATAGATCCTACAGGATAAGATGAAGGTATAGCATCAATAGCGGTTTTAACAAAAGCAGTAGTAGCCACCTGCGTAGTGTTTGTACCAGCAGAAGCTGTGGTTGCGCTAAATGATTCTGTAGCTGAACCGTTAATATCTGCTTTAGAATTAACTGCTGTTTGTACAGTTGTAAATTCAGTATTAAAGTCTGAGCCTGAAATAACTTTGGCTGGATCTGAATCCGATAAAGCGTCTTTGCCAGACCATGGAACTGCAATAGTATAATTGCTCATCGTATTTTTCCTTCTTTATATAATAGTGTTAAATCTTGTAAAGCAGCTGTATATCCTGCTGTTTCAGCGCTCATTTCAAGTTGTAAAAACTTAGCGCTTCCTGATAAAGGTACATTGTATTCTCTTAATCCATAAATAGGGGCATATTTAGAATTGCCAAATAATGATGTAGAATCACCCCATAAGCTAGGTGTTCCAGTTGATGTAGGGTTAAGTGTAAAACCAAGAGAACGAGATGGTGTTACATTAAAGTCTTTATACCATTGAAGTCCTACTTGTGTTCCAGCTCCGCCACTAATGACAGCTTTAAGTTTCTTTAAAAGAGATGCTACAACCGAATCACCTAAATCAATCCATACAGTCTTAAATTTTCCATTATAAGGGTTTGAAACATAAGAGCCACCACTTACATAGGTTTTATCGTAATATCCCTCATAAGTAGCAATAGACCCAGCATTTTGACCAATTAAAAATCCTTTACTAGCTGTATATCTCATTGAAGATGGATTGTACAAACCTGTTGATACCCAGTTTGTAATTCTAGGTGCTTGATTAGGTGTCTGATGCTTCATGTCAAAGACATACGTAATTTTTAAATTAACAAAACTTACAACTAATACACCTTCACTTTCTACATAACATGATTTAATAACATTACTACTAGCTATGTTTCTAACAATAGTGTCTTTAACGTTTAAAGATAAATCTGTTAATGGAAGCTTATCTTTTTCAGTAGTTCTTAGCAATGAGCGTAGTCCTGTATCAGACATAAACATTAAATCATCGCCTACCGCAACAACAGAATCTCTTGATATACAACCAACGCCACGAATAACTTCATCTAAAGACATTGTAGTTGGTTCAGAAGGACCATTGTAAAGAACAATATTATGCCTTCCAAAAATAACTATTTTTCCGTAGAAAGGAGCTATAGCAACAATCTCGTCACTATCCCATACCGTATGTAAATCAATAAAACCAGCAGCACCTGATCCCCACTTATGAGCGTTTAATGTATCTGAATACAGAAGAGTTCCTTTATCTTCTGCACAACCACCTACCCACATTCTTCCGTAAAATGACATACCGCAACTAGGATTCATTGTAGTAATAAGAGCAGCTGCGGTAGCGTTATATCCACTAGTAGAGCTGATAGGAGTCCATACTCCCGCATCGTACTCCATCATCTCATGAGCAGCTTGAACGCAATACAATTCATCTCTCAAAGAAACCATCTGCCAATCAGAATCCGTTCCACCTACAACAGCATGAACATTAGTCCAAGGAGTGTCAGGAGTCGTAAAATCAACAGTGTACATATTTGTACCAACAGCCGCAACAATAGTTCCAGAGTCTGTTTCACCAATAGAGCCTATTTTTAAAGGAGCGGATGCAGCACCATCTGTATTTGCTAAAATATTTTGCTTAAATCCTTTTCTAAATGATATACGGCCAGATTCTCTCAAAACTATATTGTCTGCGTTAGTCAGCCAACTAACATCTAGTGTAGTAGGATTTGCTTGCGTGTTAAGCCCATTGATACCAATGTTATTTAACGGCTTATATGATAGCCTCTTAGCCATTATTCAACAAACCAGTCAGATTCATATTGAGTATTACCACTATCTAGCATAATAGCTTGATTAAGAATCTCTTTGTATTCCATTGCAATTACAGTAGATTGTGTACCACCATCTTCACCTCTTTCAGAAACAGCTCTCATCCATGCGCCAATAATAACAGCCTTCTCTGGAATCTTAATTGATGTTGATGCAAGCTTTAGGGTATCTTGGTATTTCAACATATCAAAAGAAAGTGTACGAACAGAGTCTGGAATAGGCTCTAAATCAACTTTTAAATTGTTAGATGAGTCTACACCATTAAATGAATAATAAATAGGGTCTCCATTATTACTAGAAGGATACCTAAAAGAGTTCATCAAAATTCTTGATACTTGTGATAACCGCTGGCCATCAGTTTGATCAACAACATCTAGTATCTTAATCTCTTGACCAGAGTTTAAATTATAATTTCTAGTGCCAGATACTGTAGAAATATTTACAGTTTCGCGCAAGATCAACCAGTCGTGGTAAGATTCTATATTACGTTTTGAATCGTTAATCAGTGAGCCAATAACTTTCTGATAATCAGTTACTGTAGTGCTATCATTGATATTACCCGACCAGTCGGTAGCAATGGTGTCTTCTCTCAACCTGATTAGGACTTCATTAATAAGTTCTCTAAAGGTCATAAGGTTCTCCGTTTAGGCACATTATAATACAATTAATCTATATAAATCAACTACTTAGAAGCTTTTTTCTTAGCAGGGGCTTTTTTCTTAACTGGTTTCTTAACTTGCTTTTGAGGTATATCATATTTTAACATCTTATTTCTCCTTTATTATTTAGGTAGTGGACAACTACAATTACATGATTGTGGTTGATTCATCATTTGCATTGATCCCATCATCATTTGTTGAGGCATTTGCATAAACTGGTTCATAAACGCTACAGACGCTAATGACAAAGTTACACCGACTGCGAATACAATCGTACATTTACTGATTTTATCTATCATAAGCTTAATGGGTTTCCTGTTGAAGTTACAGCGTTTCTGTTTCTATCTACATCACGCGTTATATTATCAATCTTAACATTTAAAGCAGAGATATCTGTTTTAAGTTGAGCAAGATTGTCTTTGTTTTCAGACACTTTATTTGTAATACTTGTGTCATCATACATTGCTACTGCTGCGTGTGAGTCTGCCTTTAAGGCTTCAATATCTGCTAATACAGTATTATAAGTTTGCATAGCAAGTGTTCCTGCCCATACTAAACCACCAATGGCTATTCCTAATGTAACAATCCACTCAGCAGACATTTTCTTACCTGCTAAAGCTTCTTTAATAAAATTGATTATTGCTTCCATACCACTCACCATCCTTTAGTTTAAGTTTATCATACCCTTTAAATATACTACTGTCTGTCATTCCTACATCTTTATAGAATGCTTGGTTCTGATAGAAATCCTCATTCTCTTCTAGCTGTATTACGTCTTGCATACTAACTTGCGTATAAGACTCAAAGTCTAGTACTTCAGTTATACCTACTTGTTCAAACGAATTACCAGTAACACTATTAACTAACTCTAAGATTTCTAAAGCCCCATCGCTTGATGTTGATACACTACTACTTGTGTCAGCATTAAAGCTACTACCATCATTACTGTTGCTGCTATCACTACTTTCGTTAGACTCTTCTGTATCACTTTGTTCATTGTCACTCTCCGTTGATTCTTCATTAGACTCTTCTTCTGAAACCTCTTCGTTTACTTCTTCTTGTTCATCTTCTATTTCTACAATGACTTGTTCAATGTCTTCAATCAACTCTTTATTATCTTGAGCAAGTTCAGTATTATCAACTAACTCATCAATCAGCTCTACTGTAGCACCATCCTCAATTAAATTCATAATCAATTCATCTAAAGAAGTATCTACTAGTATCTCTTCTAACGGTATTTCTGAGTAGTCATAAGTAACGTAAGCGTTTCTTAACTGTATATCGTCTGTTCCGCCTCTATCGCTAACACCGCCTATAGTTAAAGTAATTGAAAATATGTCGTTAATGTAATCAGTATTGTCATATACATTTGACAGGCTTTGCCACGAGCCTGAAGTAATTGTATATGTTCCACCATCATTATCTAAAAACCCACCATTGTTATCAAAGAAGTCTGCCTTTAATGTTACATACCCACTATACTGAGATAAATACTCTAAACCATAATTAATAGACACTAGGTTAAACTCTTCTATTGTTATTGTCTGTTGAGCATCAAATACAGTATTAGGGTTACCAGTAAAGATTATTGGGTCGTTGTCACTATGGTTATGTATATTAGGGAAATCATATGCGCCATTTAAGAACCCATCTTTAGGGTTGCTATTTAATAAATTATCAGTAGTTTTAGCTACCGCTATTCCAGTTATGAGTGCTAGACTTAAAGCCAATCTTTTCACGCTGCTCCTCTGTAACTAATGAACCATCTTCGTTAATATAACCTGCGTCAATCAGTATCTGTAGATTAGCTCTGTACTCAATAAAGTCAGGTCTTAGTTCAGGATAACTATTCCAGTAACCTGCGGCTTCTTTACCTATCTTACCTTTAGCAGGGCAAGGTGTTCCTGATTGAATCATTGCTTGAAAGACTCTAGGGTCTTGACATAACAAAGCTACCGAAGCAACTTTCATACCACCTTTACGTAACTCTCTACTTAACTTAATACGCTCACAATTAGCATCAACAACAGTTGAGCCAAAAGATACTCCTACTACGTTAGATTGCATACCGCCACTTACACCACTTACACATACATCACTATTAGATACAGATACGCTAGGCGCTCTAGCACCACCAACAGGTTGATTCTTATAGTCAACTGTAGAATTAGATGTAGTGTTGTTAGTTGAGGTACTTGTACTATTAACTGTACTAGTTGAAGTATTAGTTGATGTACTTGTGTTAGTCGTAGTGTTTGTATTAGTGTTGTCTACAGCGTGTACTTGAAGTCCAAGAACAGCGACTATTGAACAAGTTATTAGTTTAGTGTTCATATTATTTACCTTTAGCTAGTTGTGCGCCGAAGTAAAACTCAATTATCATACTAGCCCACTTAAATACTTCATCTAGTTTAAGCAAGCCTTCTACAGTTACATACTCAACTTTATCTGAAGTAATATCAAACCCTAAGAAGGAAATACCTTTTTGTACAGTTGGTACAACAGTTGGAACATCAAGCAATACAGGTGCTACTTGAGTAAATATAACTAAGCCAAGTATTACAAAGATAATAACACGTCTGTTTAAAGCAGCCATAGGGCTTTCTTTATTAGACTGTTCCCTAGCATCTTGGATAGACTGAGAACGAGCAGCAAAAGCATCTAGCATCTGTGTATGCTGTTCATGCTTGGCTTGTTGGTTAAGAGCAAACAACTTCATTAAGAAGCCGAAAGCGATTGGTAAGACGTTAGTCAGTAAACTAATCACAAGACTTCAACCACTTATCTAACTTAGCGCTAAATACACCACAGGCTGCTTTAATTTTATTAAGAACAGTTAGCTTAACGTAGCGTCCTTTACTGTCTCTTGCTGTTTGATTAGTTCTTGCCATTACTCTCCCCCTCTTATTCTTTAACTCTTATAGATTTCCATATCTGGTCTATCTTCTTACTCTGACTACTAAGCTGTTCTTTAAATTCAGAGATGTCAGTCTTATAATCATCTTTAAGTACATAATTAAGAGGCATAGTGCTTTGACAACTATTAAGAGTATCATCAAGCCTAGATACTTTATCAGCTAATCTGCTCATAAACCAACCTAGCATAGCTATGATAAGCCCTATTAGCGTTAAAAAGATGTCTGATATTTCCATTATAAAACTTCTACCTTAATCCAATTAATCGTTGGCTCGTCCCAAACATACACATCTAAACTATCAGCAGCAACTTCGGGATAAGGTATTGGTGCTTCATATCTACAAGTAGTTTCATCTAATACCCAAGAAGGAAAAGGTGAAGGTGCTATGAAAGCATCTCTAGTAGTATCATAAGTATCACCAATACCTGCGTAGTTCTTTCTCATATTACCGTTGTAAGAGGTTTGTACCCAAGTGCCGCCTAATAGGTCAGTACAGAATTGAGTACCTACAACTTCTGATTCGTTTCCTTGTTCATCAAGAATGTCGCTGTTATCTACAACTATTACTTGAGTTACTAGGTTGTTTTCTATTTGTGCAAAATGTGCCATATAATCTCCTATTGGAACTTGTATCTAATAATAACGATACCTGAGCCACCTCGACCACCGGGTTGAGCCGATGGACCACCACCACCACCACCACCTGTGTTGTTAGTACCAGAGTAACCACCAGCACCACCGCCACCAGTACCACCAGCAGCTCTGTTATACACTGCACCACCGCCACCACCGCCACCTCTTGTTACAGATGAACCTGTGATTGATGAAGCTGAGCCATTACCACCTACGCCTCCTACTCTATAACCACCAGCGTTGCCCGTAGCACCAGCACCACCGCCGCCACCGCCACCTGATTCGCCTAAATTATTGTAACCATTACCACCATTATTACCTTGTCCAGCTATGCCAGCACCACCTGGACGGTTACTTGTGTTGCTATTACCACCACCACCACCTGAGCCACCAGACCCCGATGGTAATGAGTCTCGACTTCTAGGAGCGCCTCGACCACCACCAGTTGATGTAATACTACTAAAAACAGAACTACTACCAGCAGAACCTGGTGCGCCTTCATAATTACGCAAACCACCGCCCGAACCACCGCCACCGATTGTAACAGTGTAGCCCTGTACTGCAATAGACAGACCTGTGGCTGTTCTATAGCCACCAGCACCACCGCCACCACCGTAGTGACCAGCGCCGCCACCGCCACCTGCGACAACTAGATATTCAACACTATTTGAACCAGCGGCATTACCCACTGACGTGACAGTGAACGTACTTGAACCTGTAAAGGTATGAATTTTCCAATCACCTGAAGTGGTGACAGTACCGCCTGTTGCTGTCATAAAGATTGCATTACTAGTACCGTAGAAATCACCAATACTTATAGCACCTGAACTAGGTACTGTGTCTTTACCATAATACTCACTAAGGCTGATAGGATTAGACCCACCAAACTCAGTTTGAATGTCAGCTAAGCTAATAGGACCTGATGATTGTAGTGCCATTATTTATTCTCCAGTTCCTCGACCTTAGCTGATAGCTCTTTAATAGATTCAATTAGTAAGCCTACAATATTTCCGTAAGCTACCGACTTCATACCATCTTCATTATCAAATACAGCTTCTGGAAGAACCTGTTCTAACTCCTGAGCAATAACACCTGTTGAACGCTCACCATTCATATCAAAGTTTACACCACGTAAACTCATTACTTTAGCTAAAGCATCATCAATAACTTCAATGTTGTTCTTCAAACGTAAGTCTGAATAAGCTGTGATATTACCTGTGGCTGTAAAGCTACCTGAAAGGGCGTTACCATTAGATGATAAGTTACCCAAACCTACTTCAGCAGGTGTGTTTATATTGCAGTTGAAAGTAGTGCCTGATAACGACATACCAGTACCCGCTGTGTAAGTGGTATTAGTATCTGGTGGAGTTACCCAAGACATAGACCCATCACCATCAGAACGTAGATACTGAGATGTAGTACCATTGCCAGACACATTTAAGTGTAGAGCATCAATACTGTTATCAGCGTAATGCTCACTATTAATAACATCGTTAGCAATCTTTGAACCGTCAATAATGTCATTAGCTAAATGTACTCTGTCAATAGACCCAGAAGCATAATGCTGAGAATTTACAACAGCATCACCAAGCTCAGAAGCACCAATTGCACCTGCAGCAATATGCCCTGCTGTGATACTATTAGAGAACAATGCTAATATCTCCGCACCTGTTTGGTCTGCTGTAGCATTTGCCTCAATAGCATCAAGCTTACTTTTCATAGCTGTTGGCATTAAACCAGAAGACGAACCAGATACATCAGCATATACTGGTACATTATCTAATCTATCTGATTTTACATCACCTGAACTATTTAATAGATTGGCTAGGTTTCTTGCTCTGCTCATTTTGGAAACTCCTGTTTAATTGCATTAATAGCATCTTTCCAAGTAGTAGTACCATTAACTTTATCATGATACATCATATCTAGTTGGTCGCCTACTGATGGATAAGCATTTGCTCTTTTATGAGCATAGGTCATTGATGCTTCAGCATCTGCTAATCGATATTGTTCAGCGTTAATAATTCGTTGCTTCTCAGTAGCGTGTGCATCAACCAAGTATTGATAATCTGAAAAATCATTTAATTCTTCATTAGGTGTTCCATCGTTAAACTCAATATGTCCTAATGTACCATTCCACTGAATTGCCCAAATGTTGTCTGCTAAAGTAAAGTCAAAGTTAAGACCTTCACCATCAACAGAAACCATGTTATCTTGTTTTATTACACATACATTCATTAGTGTTCTCCTAACATATTATTTCTTTTCTTAACAATCTCATTAAACTCTGCTTGTCCTTTAACTGTTTCATTTCTAAAACTCTCTAAGGCTTCTGTTTGACCTCGGTTAGTCTTAGACATTTCCACTTGTAGCATAGGCATCCAAGACATAGCACACGCCCAATCATCTACTTCTTTACCTGTGTTTGGGTCTAGTCCTACCATCTTAGTGTACCAAGCACAACGCTTGATAACCTTGCCTTCCGCTGATTCACATTCAGAGCCTAGAGGGCAGAAAAATTCTACTTCTAAAGCCATAATTAATCCTTACTACAAACAATTACATCTACATACTGAGGTGCAAATGCTGTAGGTCCTGCTGAACTTGTAGCACCTGTACCACCTGAGCCTGAAGTGCCTGAACCACCTGAAGTAATTGAGCCACTTAATGAGTGACTGTGAGATGAACCACCACCCGTAGAACTTGTACCTACACCACAGTTAGCGCTGGAATAACTTTGAGTTGATTGAGGTTTTGCACAGCCAGTAGTATTCCAACTAGTACCTGACCAATAATAAGAACTGTGACTATGACTAGGCATCTGAGTCGTACTCAATGTATGCGCACCAGCACTCAAAGTATGACTATGAGAGTGAGAAGGTGTACTATGAGTATGTGAAGGTCCTGTATGCGTATGTGATGTACTTGGTGGTGAACTTAATCCGTGTGTACCACCTGTACCACCACCCGAACCACTAACAACTCTTAATGCTTTATCATTATTTGCTGTATCTTGTGTCCAACCTGTAGGTGCTGATGCTTGAGCAAATACCATCTTAGTACCACTAGGGAACGGTTGTACGCCTGTAAGAGCCGAACCATCAATAGCAGGTAAAGCTCCTGATAGTTTAGATGAACTCATTCCTGCAATTTTAGCATCTGTAACAGCACTATTAGCAATCTCAGTAGTACCTACCGCATTAGCTACGATTTGAGCATTAGAGGCAGTACCACTTAAATCACCGCCCATAGTAGGGTCGGATGAAATAGATGTCCAAGTCATAGTACCGTCACCATCTGAACCTAAGTATTGCCCTGCTGTACCGTTGCCACTTACATTAAGCTCATCAGCACCGATAGAATTAGAAGCTATTGACTGTAGATATCTAGCATCAGCTTCAGATTTAGTATAAGCACTGTCGATAGGCTCATATCTAGCAT